TAGGTTTTGGTGAAGCTTATAAAGGTGATGAATTAGAAGGATCTGAAAAAGCTGCAGAATTTTTTAAAGAAAAAATTAGATTTGGTGCTGAAGGTGCTGTGTTAGGTGGTGGTATTACTGCTGCATTACCAGTTGCAGGAACAGTAGGTATGAAATACGGATTGATTCCAGCAGGTAAAGCTGCAGCTTATGTAGGTGGTAAAACATTAAGAGCCATAGATTATACAGTATTTAATCCATTAAGTAAGGTTATTGGTAGTGAAACTGTTGGAGCTGGAGCAAGGACCACAGGAGAATTTTTAGGTAATCAAGCAACAGCTTTAAGAAAAAAATTAAATATACCAGATCCGAAAGAATGGAAATTTTATGACTCTAGTCCTAATGCACCTTTACAAGAAAGATTGTTAAAAAGATTAGACAATATTAAAAATGCATTTAAATCAGATGGACCTTTATCAATTAGTCAGGCAGAAGATTTAAGAAAATATGAAAACTTAGTACAAAAAGATGAGAAGACTTTAGTTAAGTTAATGAATGGTATTGATAAACAATTTAAAGAAATAGCTAAAGGTGCTGATATAATGGAGCTTCCTAAATACTTGCAGACAGCTAAATTAAAATACCCTAAACCAATTACAGCTGTTGACGATGCAATTTATTTAAAAAATAATGACGCATTATATGATTACATACAAGCTCAAAGAGTTGGTCAAAGAATTGATGGTAGAACTGTATATAAAGATTCAGAAGAAGCTTTAAAGTTTTTAGATAAACTACCTAAGAATGTACAGAAAAATGCTAAGGAATTAAAAAGAAGAATTAATGATTTAGGATTACAGTATGGAAGATTGTTATCTGAAAATACTGATCAAGCTCTTAAAGATTTAGGTGCAACTATTGTTAGTAATGGTGGTGCATATCTAAAACAAGTGTTTAGTGTGATGAAAAATAAAGCTTATGAATTTGATCCAACTAAAGTAGCAAAAGCTAGAGATTTTTTTATTAAAACAACTATACCTAAAATAGAAAACCAAACTCCAGAAATCATAACTGATTTAATGAAGAGTAAAAATATTACTAGACAAGAAGCAATAGAATTATCAGCAGATAACACTATGGCACAATTAAAAAAATCTTTAATTGAAAGTAATAGAAGTCCTGAGACTTTATTTAAATTAATAGCTGACACATTTAAAATAGATAAAAAAGGTGTGTTATTAGATGTAGCACAAAAAACTATTAAAGAAGGTAAGGATGTTGGTGTGTTTACTTCTGAAGGTAAACTAATAAAAGCTGGTGGTGATCTATCTACTATTATGAAAAAAGTTATGGATGATGAAGGATTAGAAAAAGTTACTGGTGCATTTTTAGAACCACTGAAAGATTACCGAGCTGCTGTAACTGATACTTTTTTACAAACAGCTAAACAAGTACATAAGAAAAACTTTTTCGATAAGTTTGCAGATAATGCATTAGCAAATGGTTATGCATTTAGATCGGTACAAGATGCAATTAATAAAGGTATACCAAACGCAAATAATCTAACAGCAGTTACAGCGGATCTTGCACCAGGAAGTAAAACATTTGATTTGTTTGAAAGTAAATTATTTAAAGAAGGTATTTCAAGAGATGGTACTAAACAAACTGGATTATATACAACTCCAGAAATAGCAAACGCGGTCAAAGGAACTGAAGAGTACTTAACAAGAATGTATGACTTACCTTTATATAGTGCTTTGATGTCAGTTAAAGCTGCAGGTCAAATTGGTAAAACAGTATTCTCACCTATGACACAATTAAGAAACGTATCGACTGCATCATTCTTTGCATTAGCGAGTGGATTAATTGGTGGTAGAGTTAGTTTAACAGATGCATTTAAATTAATGGCTGATGATATTTTTCCAGGTAAATTTGTAAGTGCTGCAGATGTTGCTAAAAAGATGGAAGATAGAATAGCAAGAGGTGTTGTAGATCAAAACATTGAAGTTAATGAAATTAAAACAGTTTTAGAAAAAGCTAAGAATGGTAAATTTACTTTGTCCGCTTTGATGGAAGCACCAATTGTTAAGAAAGCTTTTGATTTATATCAAGGTGGTGATAACGTTTGGAAAATATATGCTGATGATTTTTATCAAGATGCATTAACAACAGCATTTAAACACACTACTAAAAAAGATATACAAGGTGATGCTGTTATTAGAGATAATATTATCGATTGGTATAGAACCGTTGGTAAACAAGATGATGTGGTGGCAGATTTAATTAAAGCTAATGATGAAATAGCTAAAATAGACGATGCTTTAAAAACTGCAGACAATGCAAACAAACAATCTTTATTGAATCAAAAAGAAAATTTAGTACAAAATTTTAAAGATATAAAAGATATATCAGCTTATCTAGTAACTAATACTATACCCACATATAGTAAAGTACCTGCTATTATTAAAAATATTAGAAACTTACCTTTAGGTAATTTCGTAGCGTTTCCAGCTGAAATTTTAAGAACAAGTGCACATTTAATTGAGATAGGTGCAAGAGAATTAACAAGTAATAATCCATACATTAGACAAATGGGTGCTAGAAGATTAGTTGGTGCTGCATCAGTATTTGGTGGAACAGGTACAATTATTGCAGAAGCAGCAGAAAAAATTACAGGTGTATCACCAGAAAAAATGGAAGCATTTCAAAGATCAGTTGCACCGGATTATCAAAAGAACTCTACACTAATTCCTTTAACAGAGTCTGATGACAATGGTAACTTTAAATACTTTAACTTCTCTTATACTAATCCATATGACTCAATGATTAGACCAATCAATGCAGTATTAAATGCATATGGTAATGGTACATTGACAAATCAAAGTGCAAGTAGAATCGTTTATAATGCTTTAATTTACGATACATTAAATGATACACCAGGAGCATTCACAGAATTTTTATCTCCATTTATATCTGAGTCAATTGGTGCTGGAGCTATAGCAGATTTAACAATTAGAGGTGGAGAAACTAAAGATGGTAGAACTATTTTTTATCCTCAAGATACAGCAATGGAAAAAATAGATGCATCATTAGGACATTTATTATCTCAATTAGAGCCAGGTGCATCAAGAAGTTCAAGAAGAGTTTGGAAAGGTGTAACAGAAGATTTTACTGACTTTGGAACAACATATGACGGTGCAACAGAAATTGTTGCATTGATGTCTGGGCTTCGTATTGAACAATCAAAACCTATGGATAGTTTACCATTTATTGTAACTTCATATTCAAAGGATTTAGAAAACATCCAAAAAAAGTTTTCAGCAAATATTTACAATCCTAATTTAGATTTAAATGGAAGAATTGGATACATGACAGAATACCTGGTAGATAACTACGATACTCAAAGTAGAATGTATAGAGTTATTGAAGATATGCAAACAATGGGTGCTGACATTGGTGAAATAGAAGAAAAATTAGATATCAGATTAAAAAACAAAAGTAGATTAAATGCATTATTAAATGGAGAATTTATAGCGCCTAATATAAGTGAAGCTAGAATTGAAACTACAATTGAAAAATTATATGAAGAAAACCCTATAAAAGCATCTGAAATAGAAGATCAATTTGATACAGCAATTGATTTATTTGAAGATATTAGATCTGATTTAGAAGCAATTGAATTAGGTGAAGGACCTGAAACAGTTAGAGAATTTATTAACTTTACACTAAACCCACCAAGAGGACCTGTAGAACCAGTAGATGTAGCTCTTAACTTACCACCACTTTCAGGAGCTGATTTAGGACCAGGAAATATTAGTGGAACTCCAGTTAATCCTGGTGTAGTATCTAGTCAACAAAATTTGGGACAAAGATTTAATTTAACAACACAATTAAATCCTCAAGAAAAAACACAGTTTTTATTTGGAAATAGGATTGGATAATGACATTTGACGAAATATTTCAACAGTATATAGCTCAGGGTTTCACAAAACCTACAGCAGGTGTACAAGGTATTGAAAGTTTAATGCCTACTGTTGCAACTCCTATTGCACCAATATCTACTGTTCAAGAACCGAATGATAGAGATAATATCATTGATACAACTTCTACTTATGATCCAAACATAGGTAAAAATTTTTATGACTATGAAGCAGATGCTTATGGAATTGGACCAACTATTAGTGGTGGGATTTCAAATTTAATAACCCAAATGGGAAAATTTCCAACACCATTAAATTTAGCAAAAATGGGAATACAAGGAATAGGAAACTTAATTAATAACATCAATGATCCTTACAAAACGTTTACAGGCGCTTTAAAACCTGATGTACAAGAAGCCATACAAAAAGACATTGTAAGAGAAATGGCTAGAGAAAATGAAAGATCAGGCGGTGGTGGATATAGCGCTGGATATGATGGAGGGTTTATGGGTGGTAGCGGTACATCAGCAGATATGGGAAGTTTTTAATGGCTAGAAAATCTCAACAAGACGCAATTCAAAGAATAGATTCACACGAAAAATTATGTCGTATCATGCAAAAACAAACACAAAATTCAATAGACGGTCTTCAAAGTCAAATCAATAGAATAGAAAGAATATTATTAGTATCAGCAGGAGCTTTATTTTCTGGCATGGCAGGAATTATATTAGTGCTTTTACAAAAACTTTAAATCCAATCTTTAAGAGCATCACCAGTTATTTTACTAGCAATGTTCATTTTACTTTTTAAAGCTTTTACAATTTTTTCATCAACAGTATCTTCTGCAATAATATCTATATAAGTCATTTTTCTAGTTTGACCTGCTCTATTGATTCTAGCTTCTGATTGTATTCTTTTTTCATAATCATAACCATTTGCGTAATAGATCATTGTATTAGCACCTGTTAAAGTAATACCATAACCACCCGTTTGTGGTGTACCAATAATAAATCTAACAGGACTATCAGGATCTTGTATTTGTTTAATTGCATTTTGTCTTTCTTCGTTTGTTGTATCACCATAATAAGTTACATAAGATTCTTTACCAAAGTTTTTTTCAACAGCATTAACAATAGCATTGATGTCATGTCTATAGTGGGCCCAAATAACAGCTTTGTTTTCTACCTCACCAAGTATATCTACTAATGCATCGAGTCTTTCATTCTTAACTTCTTTAATAGTACCATCATCAGCAGTAAAGTGACCACAAGTAATTTGATGGAGTCTCATTAACTGAACCATAGCAGATTGAGTTGTCATTTGTTTTCCATCTAACTCAGCTAATGCTAACACTTTCATTTGAGTATATAATTTTTTCTGTTCTGGTGTCAGTTGAATTACACGTTTAGTGTAAGTGTAATCAGGTAAATCTAAACAATCTTCTTTTAAACAACGATAAGAAAATGGTTCAAGCTTCTGTGATAATTCACCTAGGTTTTTATAACCCACTACTATTTGTACTGATCGTCCACCAAAGTTTGCAGATCGCATTACTGCATATCTAGTTCTAAATGCATAGTAAGAACCATAGTCCAATAAATACGGATCAAGGAACTCGCATTGTTTATATAAATCTAATGGTGATTTAGTTACAGGTGATCCTGTAAGTATTCTTTTATATTTTGCATACTTACCTAAGGCTACAATATTTTTAGTTCTTTTAGCATCTGGGTTTTTAATTGTAGTAGATTCATCAATAGCCATTAATGTATTATGACAACTCATAAATTTAGCTGCAAAGTCTAAACCTTTTTTAGTTGAGAATGCTTCAACGTTCATACACAATACATGAAGTTTTTCTGTAGACTCAAATAATTTATTAAGTTCATTTTGTTGTTTTTGATTTATCATGGCTTTCCATAACACAACATCTTTTTCAACATGAGCTGCCATGTGAACAGGTATCTCAGTATCATACCAGTTTTGATAAACACCTTTAGGTGCAATAATTAAAGCACCATTAATTTTACCTTTGTCATACAACATAGAAATGTTATCAATAAGAACTTTTGATTTACCAGTTCCCATTTCCATAAAGTATGCAAATACTTCTTTATTCCACGATTTTTCTAACGCAGTTATTTGATGCGCGTAAGGTTTAGTTTTAAATTTATAATTCATAATAATATTTTCTGTTGTCTTTCTATTGACAACCTATATAATAAAAGCTAATTACTTGTCAAGAGAAAGTAAAAATTTTATGGAAGAAAACAAAGTTTATGTAATACAAGAATTACCTGGTACTAGATCTGGTAAACCAAAATTTAATATTATGGGTGCACAAAAGTATGGCAAGTTAATCACATTGTTGCCTGAATTTAGTCAAATTATTTTGTCACCTGGTCCTTTAATTTTTAAGTTAAGAAAACTTTTAAAAGATTATACTGAAAAAGATTATTTGTTATTAACAGGTGATCCAGCTATAATAGGTGTAGCGTGTTCTATTGCCGCAGACATGACAGGAGGTAAATATAACCTCTTGAAATGGGACAGACAAGAACATACATACTACCCAGTTGAAATAAACTTATACGAAAAAGGAAACATAGAAGATGGATAAAGAACGATGGAAAATACAGAATAGACTGTATCGTATGAAAGCAAGAAAGTTAGAATTAGAAAATTTTATAAAAACAACTGAGAAAGATATAAAATACATAAAAGAACTTAACCCCTTTGAAATAGATAAGGATATAAAATTTAGACATTATATTTTAGCTATGGTAGTTTTTTTTATTTTTAACCTTGACAAAATTTTTGATTTTTATTATATGAAATACAGAACTTTTAAAATAATTAAAAGTGCTAAGAAAGAAATACTAACTTTAACAAAGGAGATAAAAATCTATGAATATAGACTTTGAAGAAAATAAACAAGATCAATTAAAGTTGTCTACTGATAATGACAAAAAATCTTTAGCTGATCAAGTTGATAAACTTTCAGATTTAGAAGATAAAATTAAACAAACTGAAGAAAGTTTAAAACAATTGAAAAAACAAGCAGACACACTTTCAAGTGAAGTCATTCCTACTATGATGACAGAAATGAATATATCTACAATGAAACTAGCAGATGGTTCAGCTGTAGAAGTTAAACCAGTTTATGGTGCTTCAATTCCAGCAGATAAAAAGGAAGAAGCATTCAATTGGCTTCGTGAAAACGGCCTGGGTGATCTTATTAAAAATGAGGTTACTGTTTCCTTTGGTCGTAACGAGGATAACAAGGCGGCAGATTATGCTGTCCTTGCGCAAGGTCAAGGTTATCAACCCACCCAAAAGTTAAAGGTTGAGCCTATGACACTTAAAGCATTGGTCAGAGAGCGTATTGAAAAGGGTGATGATATGCCCTCTGATCTTTTTAATGTGTTCGCAGGAAACAGAACTAAAATAACACGTGCATAAAGGAGAAAAAAATATGTCACAAGAAACACTAACCAAGAAACAAGAAACAGGAACAAACAATGCAGTAACTGAAAAAGTTAATGCAGGTGCGCTATCTGTAAATATGTTTGAAGCAGATGCAAACCAAGGAGTGGATAATCTAACTCAAGAAGATTTAGCATTACCATTTTTAAAAATACTAGGACAACTATCTCCAGAAGTTAATAAAAGAGATGGTAAATATGTTGAAGGTGCAGAACCTGGCATGATTTACAATTCTGTAACAGGAGAGTTGTTTGATGGAGAAAAAGGAATCGACGTTGTTCCTTGTCATTATAAATGTGAATACATTGAATGGCAAGATAGAGGCGAAGGTTCTGGTGCTCCAGTAGGAATTCATCCTTCTTCTAGTGATATACTATCTCAAACAAAAAGAGACGCATCTTATAAAGATAGATTACCAAATGGTAATTATATTGAAAAGACTGCGAGTCATTTTATAGTTGTCTTAGGTAAAAGTCCATCTACAGCTTTAATTGCCATGAAATCAACGCAATTAAAGATTAGTAGAAAATGGAATAGTATGATGGCAAGTATTAAAATGAAAGGCAAAAACGGAATGTTCACACCAGCGTTTTTTAGTCATGTCTATAAGTTGAAAACAACTCAGATGTCTAATGACAAAGGAACATGGTTTGGATGGGAAGTTAGTAAAGTTGGTCCAGTACAAGATGCTGCGATATATCAACAAGCTAAATCTTTTGCTGAAGGTGTATCAAAAGGCGATGTTAAAGTTAAGCATGGTGAGAGTACAGAAAGTACTAAATCAGAAGCTTCACCTTACTAAGTTACCTTACAATCGTGGGCGAGAAATCGCCCACACAAACTAGAGACAGTTGATGGATAATAAAGAAAGAAAATTTATAGAAATATTTACAGGGTTATCTAGGGATTTTGGTACTGCTGATTTAAGTAAATTACAAATAGACCCTAGTACAGGAAAAGCTAAACCAGTATATGGTTGGGCTCATTCACCAATTAAAGATCAAGATTATTTAGATCATTTGAATGGTAAACAATCAATAGGAATACAACCATGCGATGACAAAGGTTTAGCAAGATTTGGTGCTATAGATATAGATGACAAACAACATAGTTATTCTAATTTTCCTTACAAAAAATACTTAGATATTATCGCTGAACATAAACTACCAATCGTTCCAGTAAAATCTAAGTCAGGAGGTTTACATTTATATCTATTTACCAAAGAACCTATTAGAGCAGTTGCGATTAGAAATTTTCTAGAAGGTTTATTGTTTACATTAAAACTTCCAACAAATATTGAAATTTATCCTAAACAAACTGAATTAGGTAAAGACTCGGAAGGTAAATGGAACATGGGTCAGTATATAAATTTACCTTACTATAATAAAACTGAAAGAGTAGGTTTTAATTTAGATGGTACAACATTTACTTTTGATCAATTTGTAGAAGTTGCTGAGTCTAATACATATAGTGCAGATGAATTAGAAGAGTTTACAATTGAACATACCAAATCTTTATTAAATGGTGGTGGAGAAGAATTTAACGATGGACCACCATGTCTTGCAATATTAACTAAAAATAAATTAAGAGATGGTAGAGATAGGTTTTTATATAATTACATGGTGTTTGCTAAAAAGAAATACCCAGACGACTGGGAGAAAATGGTTATTGCAGCACCAGGTAAGTATTTTGAACCCGGAGCAAATGGTGTTATTGATTGGACTGAAACTAAAACAAAACAAAAATTAAAATCTTGGGGTAAAGAAACTAAAGGACATACTTGTAATGAAGATCCAATACAACCAGTTTGTATGAAAGCAGAATGTAGAAAAAGAACATTTGGATATTTGTCAGATAAAAAAAGAGTATTCCCATCACTATCAGGATTACAAAAAATAACTTATGCTGAACCACAATACACATTTAATGTGACTTTATCAGATGGCCAAACTACAAAAGAAGTTAGAGCAAAAAATATAAAACAAATAATAGAACTAGATAATATAAGAGCAATCATTGGTGCAGCGGCTGATATGATTCCACCAAAAATAAAACAAAATGAGTTTCAAGATATACTGGATACTTTATTTCCACCTAAATTAACAACACCCCCACCTAAAGGTACCTCAGATGAAGAGTTATTGGAAGAGTATCTATCTAAATATTTACATGGACCTAAAGCAGGAACTTATGCAGCATTTAAAACAGGCGCTGTATTAATAGAAGGTAGCCTTGCATATTTTGTTTATTCAAGTTTTTTTGATTCCTTAAAAAATAAAGAATGGAAGATGGATAGAAAAATAACTGCTGAGCAAATGACAAAATTATTTGATGCAAAGTTTGGTGTAAGTAAAAGATTTCCAAAGAAAGAAGGTGATACCAATTCTTATAATCCAATTAATGTGACTATGATATCATTAGATAAATTTCCAGAACTATTATCCGATGAGCAACCAAAACCTGAGATAGTAAAAACTAAAACTAAGGAGCAGATATTCTAATGATTAAAAAAATATTTGGTCCTCCAGGTACAGGTAAAACAACTACACTTTTAAATTTAGTTGATGAATACATTAAAAAAGGAACAGACCTAAATAGAATAGGTTATTTTGCTTTTACTAGAAAAGCAGCTAATGAAGCTAGAGATAGAATGTTAGAAAGAAATCCTCAATTAGATAAAAGAGATCTAAAATACTTTCAAACATTACATTCATTTGCTTTTCATACATTAGGTATGAGTGAAGAATCTGTATTACAACCAGTTCACTATGAACAAATTGGTAAAGAATTAAATTTAAGAGTTACAGACAATGGAGATGAATCTGGTTATTTAAATTTTAATAGTGAGTATTTTAAATTGATTAACAAATCAAAAGTAAAAAATATATCTCCCGAAGAAGAATTTAATACCAATGAGTGGAGTAATGAAATTGACTATGAAACCCTAGGACATATTTATTTAAATTACAATCATTTTAAAGGTGACAATCTTTACGATTTTAATGACATGATTACAAAGTTTGTAAATGAAAAAGAAAAATGTAAAGAGTTTGATGTAGTATTTATTGATGAAGCTCAAGATTTATCTCCAATACAATGGATGATGTTTGATGTATTAAAAGAAAAATCAAAAGATATTTATCTAGCTGGTGATGATGATCAAGCTATTTTTGCCTGGGCTGGAGCTGATGTTAAAAGATTTTTAAATGAACCTGCAGAAGAAGTAGTATTACCTTATTCAAATCGTGTACCTAAAAATATACAAGAATTATCTAATGTTATTGTTAGTAGAATAGAAACAAGAAAAGAAAAAAAATATTTTGCAAAAAAAGGATCGCCAGGAAACGTGGAATTTATTTATAACATTGAACACATTGATTTAACAAAAAACAATTGGTTGATACTAACAAGAACTACTTATAGATCTGATGAAATATCAAAACAATTAAGGTCTAATAATTTATATTTTAAAGATAGGTATGGTAAAAGTTACAACACAAGACTCTACAAGGCGATATTAAATTTTAATGAATTATGTAAAGGTAAGACAATAACGTTAGCTGACGCAAGAGAAATACATGAGTATTTACCCGACAACCCATTTTTTAAAATAAAGGATAATAAAACACATTATAGTATGGATGATTTTGGTTATGGCAAAGATGCTCTTTGGTATGATTTGTTTACAAGAGCTGACCAAGATGAATGTTTTTATATAAGAACAATGTTGTCTAATGGAGATAAATTATCCAACCTACCTCGAATAGAAGTTTCAACTATTCATGCAGCAAAGGGTGGTGAGTGTGACAATGTAATTTTAGTTTTAGATAATGCTAGAAAAATTAGACAGTCTGTAGAAAATAATATTGAAAAAGCAGACGAAGAACACAGAGTTTGGTATGTTGGTTCGACTAGAGCCAAAGAAAACCTATACTTATTAAAACCAAAGAAGGAACGATATGGTTATTCTTTGTAGTTTTATACAGAACGGGATAGAAGGGTTGTCTAACTGGAGAGTGGCAGCTTCGGGTCTTAACAGACAGAGTTGGTTCGGGGACCTTCAACTCCCAAATATTTTATCATCCCTGTTAAATCAACAACTGCCACAATATAAAGGAGAAAAATATGACTAATAAAGATATCTTTAACGAAGCGTTTCCACAAGATAAGCAGATAGGCGGGAGTCACTACAAAGACTTTCACATACAGCCGTATGAATTTATTTCTAAGAATGACCTTTCCTTTTTCCAGGGAAACGTTATAAAGTATGTGTGTCGTTATAAAAATAAAAATGGCATACAAGATTTAG